GCGCTGTATGTCATCTGGCACGACGCTTCTGCCCTGACCGCCGACCCCGACCTGTCGGCGGCGGCGACCAACGCCTTCGACCGGGGCGTCATCACCGCCGACGCCTACCGGGAGTTCCTGAACCTGGGCGACACCGGCTACGACCTCAACACCATCACCGGCTGGGAGCAGTGGGCCAAGGACAGGGTCTCGGTGGACCCCACGCTGCTGCCCGCGCTCATGCCGCTGCTCGACCCGCTCCAGGGCGTGGTGGAGGCACCCGCAGCCGCGCCGCCGGAGCTGCCCGCGCCGGAGCCCGCCCCGGCGGTCACCGAGAACCCGCAACGCCCGCCGGAGGAGCCCGCCGACCAGGAGGTGACTGCCCGTGCCCGCTCGGTGGCTGAGATGGCGGTGGTGGAGGTGATGGTCAGCCGGGCGCTGGAGCTGGCGGGCAAGCGCCGCCGCACCCGTGCCGACTACGACCGCCTGCGCGACGTGCCCATGCACGAGACACACCGCTTCATGTCGCCGGTCACCGAGGACGCCATCGGTGACCTCATCCGGGGCTGGGACGCCGCGCTGGAGGAGGACGTGCTGGCCCGGCTGAACCTGGACAGCGACTACATCCGCTCAGCGGTCAAGGCGGCGGTGCGCCGGGAGCTGACGCGGCCGGTGGTGAACGTCTGATGTGGCCCCCGGTAGGTCGCCTGGACGAGACCACCCTGGCCGCTGAGAAGGCGATGGAGGAGCTGTACGCCGAGGCGCTGCGGCTGTGGATGCCGACGCTGACCGACGCGGTGCTGCCATCGCTGACCGCTGACGCGCTGCCGCCGGACCCCTCCGGTGCTGAGAGTTCCAGTTCCGCGTGGAGTTCGGTGGCCGAGCTGATCGTGCTGGCCGGTGCCGGGCTGCTGTGGGCGGTCACCGCCATCGCCGCGCTGCGGGGGATGAAGCTGCCGGTGCCCGAGCCGACGGTTGACGCGCCGGAGGTGGACGACTTCGCGGTTAAGACCGTGGCCGACTCGATGGGCCTCGACCCCGCCGAGGTGCGCGACGCCGCCGCCCGCGTCGCCGCCGACGCTGGCCTGGCCGAGTCCCAGCGGGATCACCTGGACACCATGCGCGCCGACACCGACAAGGTGCCCGGCGCGGTCTTTACCGTCATCGACCGGGCCATGCGCGCCCAGCCGGACGCCAGCACCGAGCAGATGCGGATCACGGTCTCGCTGATCCTGAGCCCCGGCAGCGTGGAGATGGAGGAGATCGAGGAGTGGCGGGCACGACATTCCGGCGCGGTGCTCAACGACGCCATCGTGGAGGCCGGTCGCCGCGCTCCCGAAAGCAGCCGGGCCGAGAAGGTCTGGATCGCTACCAACGACGGACGCACCCGGCCGACGCACCGCCGCGCCCACAATCAGCGCGCACCGCTGGGCGGTAATTTCACGGTGGGCAGTGACCGGCTGGAGTACCCGTGCGACCCGTCCGGCTCGCCGGAGGAGGTCGCCAACTGCCGGTGCCGGGTCACGGTGCTGATGGACGACGAGATGTTGCCGGGCTACACCAGCAACAACACCAACGCCCTGGCGGCGAGTGGACAGGAGACCACGATGGACGAGCAGACGTTCCGCACCTTCACCGACGCGGTGATTGCGCTGACCGGCACCCCAACATCCGACGGCCGGATGCTCAGCAGCGACATCGAGCTGAGCTTCCGCAGCTTCCCGCTGCCGCTGATGTGGACCCGGCAGTCCACCGAGGGCCACCTGGACGCCTACACGGTGGGCGTTCTTGAGGACGCGCGGGTGGAGGACGGCCGGGTGATGGCGTCGGGCTACCTGCTCAACAGCTCCGAGGCCAACGAGGCAGCCGACCAGATCGCCCACGGCGTCACCGGACCCAGCGTCGACCTCGCCGCCGCCGAGTGGGTGCTGACCGACATCACCGGCGCGGAGCCCACCGCCGACGCGCTGGATGACCCCGACGCCATGCTGGAGCTGTACCAGACCATCACCAAGGCTGAACTGATCGGCACTACCCTCGTGGCAACTCCGGCGTTCGGCGACACCACGCTGAGCCTGAACGCCGACCGCGAGAGCCGCGACGTGGCGCTGGTGGCTGGGGCTGCTGAAGACTTTCGGCCTCGTGTCTACGATCACCGCCTGTTTGAGAACCCACTGCTGGCCGGGCCGACGCTGCCTACGATGGGCGACGACGGACGCATCTACGGGCACCTGGCCTGCTTCGGCCAGTGCCACCGCTCGATTCAGTCCGAGTGCGTCGTGGTGCCGCGCAGCGCCACCGACTACGCGCACTTCCACACCAGCCCGGCGCTACGCCTGGACAACGGTGCCCGGCTGCCGGTCGGCCGGTTGACCGTCGGCACCGGCCACGCTTCCGACCGCCTGAGCGCCCGCCCGGCGGCGGCGCACTACGACAACACCGGGACGTGCTTCGCCCTGGTGCGCGTCGGCGAGGACGCGCACGGCATCTGGTTCTCCGGCGTCGCCGCCCCGTGGGCCACGCCCGAGCAGGTCGAGATGGGCCTGTCGGCCCCGCTGTCCGGCGACTGGCGCGACTTCGGCTCCGGCCTGGAGCTGGTGGCCGCGCTGTCGGTCAATACGCCAGGCTTCTCGGCACGCGGCCGGTCCGACGACCAAGGTCGACCGCTGGCGCTGGTGGCCTCGCTCGGCCCCACCGAGGACCGGCCGGTCGCCGCCACGCTCAGCGTGGACGAGATCAAGGTCGCCGTGCGCGAGGCGATGAACGACGCCGCCGCCGACCGCGAGCGTGACCGGGTGGCATCGGAGGCCGGGGCGCTGCTGGCCCGCGCCGCCGAGATCACGCACCCGCCGACACCGGCCGAGGAGATCGCCGCGTTGCTGGAGGCCCGCAACTACCCGAGCCGGTACTGACATGGGCTGCGGCTGCTCTAAACGACGCGCGGCGGGTGTCGCGGCCAAGCCCGGCGACCTGATCGGCTACAGCGTCACCTACCCCGACGGCAGCACGTCGCCCGAGAGCGCCCCGTTCCTGACCATCGCCGAGGCCAAGGCCGAGGTGCGTATGGCCGGTGGCGGCACGATCCGCAAGCTGGTGCGCAAGCAACCATGAAGCGCGCGGTGGTCTTGGCGGTGGCGATGCTGCTGCTGACCGCCGCCCCGGCCCACGCCAGCAACGAGCAAGCCTTCCTCGACGCGGTGGCCCCGTTGGGCTACACCGTCCCCGCCGACGCGCTCAGCGCCGGGTACGCGGTGTGCGTCATGCGCGGCCAGGCCGGTGCCAGCCTGACCGAACGTGTGCTGCGCCGGGTGCTGGAGAAGCTGCGCGATGCCCGCCACGCCGACAACGTCAGCCCGTTCTCCCACGCCGCCGCCGTACACCTGTGCCCGCGCCTATAACGCGCCCGTTGCACGGCGGCGTTCTATGTTCGTCGCTAGAGCGTTCCGGTTGGCTGCGGGCCAAGGAGCAATCACCGATAACGTCATAGCTCGCCCCTAACAAGGAGATAGTGCCCGTGTTCACTCTGCCAGAGGAACTGCCCGCCACCAGTGCCGAGCTCGCCGAGCTTCGCACCCAGGCGCAGCGTTCCATCAATGTCATCCAGGCCCGTGCGGAAGCCGGTGAGGAACTGTCCAAGGACGACGTGGAAGCCCTGCGGGTGCTTCTCGACTCCGTGGACCAGATCAACGCCGCCGCCGCCACTGCCGCCGCCGAAGAGGAAGCCCACCGCACCGACGTGGCCGACCTGCTGACGCGGGCCACCGCCGCTACCACCGGCCCCGAGACCGAGGAGACCGAGGACGACGACGCCGATGTCGCCGCCGAGGTCGAGGCCAAGGCTCCCGAGACCGTCGCCGCCGCTGTCGAGGTCGCCCCGGTGAACTTCGCCGGTGTCGGCACCGTCGATGCTCCAGCCACCCCGGAAGGTCCGGGCTGGGAGATGGTTCCCGGCGCGCCCGGCTACCAGGCCGGTCGCATCGGCTTCGCTGAGCTGGCCCGTGCCATCGACTCCGTTGGCACCGGCTCACGCAAGGCGCGGTCGTCCAACGCTGTCGCCCGGGGTAGCTACTTCGCCCAGAGCTTCGCCCGGCTCAAGCGCGACGTGCCGCTGATCGGTGAGAGCCACGCTCTCGTCGCCGCCATTGAAGCCGCCACCGACGAGCGCAAGCTTCCCGGTGGTTCGCTGACGGCAGCCGGTGGCTGGTGCGCACCGAGCGAGCAGTTGTACGACTTCTGCGACGTGCCCAACGCAACCGACCTGCTCTCGCTCCCCGAAATCACCATCAACCGGGGTGGCGTTCGCTGGCCGGTCGAGCCCGACCTGTCGGGCATCTTCGACAGCTTCCAGTTCTTCTTCACCGAGACCGAACTGGAAGCGGTCGGCCCCGACGGTCAGCCGACGGCGGTCAAGGAATGCGTCGACATCCCGTGCGCCGACGAGTTTGAGGAGCTGCGGCTCCAGGTCGTGGGCTACTGCGTCGAGGCCGGTATCTTGATGACCCAAGGCTGGCCGGAGCTGATCCAGTGGTTCATGCAGTCGCTCGCCCAAGAGCACCTGCGGGCCATCAGCCGCCGCACCATCCTCGACGTGGTCAATGGCTCCGGCACCCCGCTGGTAGTCGATCCCAACAGCCAGGTCGGTGCCACCAGCTCGGTGCTCAACAGCCTCGCGCTGGCGGCGACCAACCTGCGCCTGGACAAGGGTCTGGCCCGCACCGCCACCATCGAGGGCATCGCGCCGTCGTGGTTGCACGAGGTGCTCCGCGCCGACCTCGCCATGATGGGCGGGGACGGCGGGCGCAACGTGTCCGACGCCGAGATCGGCTCGTGGCTGTCGGCGCGCAACATCGCGCTCCAGTTCGTCGGTGACTGGCAGACCCGTGGGGCCAACCAGCCGGGCAACCTCAACACCTTGGCCTGGCCGGGAGCGGTGGACATCGTCCTCTACCCGGCCGGGACGTGGTTCCGCGCGATGAGCAACGTCATCGAGCTGGGCGTCATGTACCCCAAGGAACAGCTCCAGGTGAACCGCTATACGAGGTTCTTCACCGAGGACGCCATCGCCGTCGGCAAGCGCTGCAACAAGTCCATCGTGGTGCGCATCCCGTTGTGCGTCAGCGGCGGCGTCGGTGCTCGCAAGGAGATCACCTGCCAGCCCGCTGAGGTTGGCCCGTACCTGACACCGGGTGTTCCGGCAGGTCCGGCGGTAGACGTGGCTCCGCTTGCGGCCGAGGCTCCGGCCAAGCCCACCGCCAAGT